TTTTTTGCTCGCGTGCCATCGCAAGCAATAGCGCGTCAATTTCGGCCGCCTGTTCATCCGTCGCGACCGCGTTTGCTTGCCGCAAAATTGTTTCACGCTCGCGCTCAATGTTGCCCATGCGCATCAAGTCGATTTCGGCCCGCATATCTTTGATGATTTTTCCGGCCGGGTTCAGCTGGTCGGCGATCGCGTCCGCGTCCTGATCGCGCGCGGCCTTGACGCGCAAAAGAATCGCGATCAAATCCTCGTAAGTTTCGCCCTCGGCGATCCGCAGCGCGATGGCATCGCCAACGGCCTGCGCATCTTTTCGATATTGCGCCTCGAGCGCCTCGAGCGGCGTCAGCGCGCCCACCACAGCGCGCACCGCGTCCTCGACTTTTGCTTTGTATTTCGCGAACGATTCCGCCGCGCGCACGTTTTCGCGGGCTAGTTTTTCTTGCGCCGCTGCCGCGTCTTTCGCGGCCTTTTCCAGCGAATTACCCAACTTAACAACGGGCGGCGCGGCCTTGTTCGCGGCGTCGCCAAGCTTGTCGACCTCGTCCGCCGCCTTCGCGGTCGGTGCCCATATCGCCGCGAGCGCCAGACGCACGTCCTCAGCGTTCACATCGACGCCGCTACCGAACGCTTCCCACGCGCCACTCATGCGCGCCAACGCGGCGTTGTGCGCACCCTCGGCTTCCGCCATGCCGTCGACTAGAATTTTGCTAGACGCGGCAAAATTGCCCTTCATGAATTCCCATTGTGCCGACGCGACGGTGCCGAGTTGCTGCCCAAATGCCACGGCGCTGTCGCCAACAGCGCCGAAGATATCTGCGCCCGCGAACAGCACGTCGAACAAGCTCTCGAGCGTGTTTTTCGCGACGATGCCGGCACTCACGACCACCTTGATTGCTTCCGCAAAAACGTTTTGGCTATCCGCGTTTTTGCGCGCTTCGATGCCGCCCTCCACCATCTGCTCGGCTAGCGCATTCATCGATGGCAATAACGCGGTTGCAAGGTCGTTTGCAAAGCCCGTCGCGAGCGCGCGAAGCTCGCCCAGGTTGTCGTTAAATTGGTCGCTTGCGTTTGCAAGCTCTGTGCTAATCGTCACGCCGAGCGCGTCCGCGCGCTCGCGCATCGCCTCTAGGCCTTCCGCACCCTCATTTAGCAAAGGTATTAGCTCGGCGCCGGACTTGCCGAACAGCTGCATTGCTAGCGCCGCTTTTTCCGGGCCGTCGCGATAGCCCTTGAACTTGTCCGATATTTCGCCGAGCAGGGCATCCAGCCCTTTCATGCTGCCGTCTGTTGTCCGCGCGCTTATGCCCATGGCCTCGAGCGCCGCCGAATTGTCAACAGCTTGCTTGCTCAGCACTTTCAGCCCACGCCCCAACGTTTCGACCGACGTGCCGGCCTGCGTCGCGGCGAGCGAATAAGACGAAAGCACCGGCACGGCCACGCCGAATTGAATCGACATATCTCGCATTGCGTCGGCCGTGTTAATCGAGTCGCTTACAAGCTTCGCCATCGCTGCAGACGCGGCCGCAAGGTAAATGCCTGCGGCCGCGCCCATCTTTTTCAAATCGCGCTGCATTGCTAGCGATGCTTTTTCCGTTGTTTTGGATGCGCGCTTAATATCCGTTTCGAACATCCCGGTTAACGCTTCCATGATGATCGAAATTTTCAACGCTCACTCCCCGATTAACGCTCGCAATATGCTTCTGTCGACCGCACTATAACCCTGTTCGTCCGGAGCATCATCCTCTCTCCACGCGTCTGCAAAAAGCATGAAGTCGGCGATCTTCTTCGCCTCCTGCGTTTTGTTACGATGCGCGTTGACGTATATCGCGGAAAGATGCGCCAGCGCGAATTCGATGCGCTCCTCTGGCGCCGGGCATTTCGAAAGGTATTTAGACAAAAGCCGAAGCTCCGACGCCGGCCACGAATTAACGACATGCAACGGCTGGCGATAGAGCAACGAAAGCCGCACCATGAATTGCGCGTGCGGCGTTATTCCTTTCCCGGCTTCGATTCCTCGTCATCAGCAAGAAACTCGCGGCTTGCGTCATTTGCGAGCGCCTTTAGCGCCTTCAGTTTGCTGCCGGGCTCTTTGAGCAGTTCGGCGAGCGTGCGGTAAATCTGTTTGCCTTCAGCGCTGCATAACGTGAATTGCACAAGCCGAAAATCGCGGCCAAGCTCATCGCCGAAATCGATATTCATCGTCACTGCGCCTACGCCCGAATGTGACGCGGTTTTTCCTTTTGCAAGTTCCATCATTTCGCCGCCGGTCAATTCGCGGAAATAAACCGTCGTTTCTGCGCCCCGATGAGCGAGCGTTTTTGCGGTCAAATTCATAGCCGTGTCCTTTTTGTAGTGGCGTCAGAACGCGCGCACGGGTAGCACGGCAAACACTAGAGCCGTGCGCGCGTCTGACATAGTCGATTGACGTGCTAGCCGTTCAGGACGCATTAGCTATAAATCGGCGTCGGCAAATCCCATTCCTTCGCGCCGGTGCGCTGCAATGTCAACGTGCCACGCCAGTACTCATTGACGGAAACTTCGAACGCGAAGTCGGCAACGTAGGCTTGAAAGCGCACCGAAGTCGGCCCCGGCGAAACGAGATGATTATTCACATCAATGGCAACAGGCGGAAGCAGGTTGTCGCTCAGCACAATCATAAAGTCGACAACGTCGCCGCTTTCGTCCAGGTCAATGAGCGTCTGATGCGACAAAGATTGCGGAATGAAATTGATGGGTACGGTAATAGCGCCGGGATTTTTCATCCCGCGCACATATTCCATCTCGGTCGAGTCCAAGCACGTCACGTCTTTTTGATCGCCTGGCCCACCGAGGCCGTTGATCGCTGTCGGACATGCCACTTTCATAATCTCGCCAGGACTAGTCGTTCGTCCGGCGAAATACAGTTTCGTGCCCTTGGTTTCGATTACGCCGGTCGTCATTTCGTATACTCCACGTTGTTAAAAGGTTGATATTGGCCGTTGCGTTAATAGTAGCTTACGGCGGGCTGTGGTCAAAAACAGTCACGTCGAAGTCGACACGAAAGCGCATGGTTTCCGCATCCTGACCCATATCGCGCACATCATCGATATGCCACCGCGCTTCGATCGCCACGCGAACCGCAGAGGCGATGGCGTTAATCCCGGTCGCCCCGGTGCCGGTGTTTCCAGACCAGCACGATACCTGCAGACGGCAAGTGTCGACGGGCGGAAGGCCGGACAGCTGGTTAGCCGGGAGCGCAGTAACCACGAATTCGGTTACATAAGGCGCGGCCACATTTTGCGGCGCCGCGCCGTGCCGATAGCACCGCATCGGCGATGTGCCTAGCAATGCCGTCACGACCGAGTCTGCGCGCAATAGATCGAATATTCTAGGAAGCATTGCGTTATTTCCTCGATGCCTGTCGGTCAAGCTTGCGGATTATCGCATCCGCTCGTTTTGTGATTTCCGCAACAAATGCATCGGTTGCAGCCTGCTTTTTAGCGTCGAATGCAGGCCGTAGCCACGGCATTGCGCGCCGCTTTTCTGTGCCGTATTCCAGCTGCCGGCCGATTTGCACGGCTGTTAGATTCGCGCCGCGATTTGACGGATAGCGTTGTGCTGGCTTGATGCCGACAATGAAAGCCTCGCCGCGCTGGCCCCGGCTCGGTTTCGATCGCTTCGCTCGAATCGATAACAGCAAAAGCCCTGTGCTATCGCTGCCGACGCCGTCTTTGTTCGGCTCGTCAATGATTTTGCGCACGTTGATTTTCGCTTCCGCAACAAGCAACTCAGCGCCGCGCTTTAGCGCAAGCTTGACCGGCCCGCCGGCCTTGCTGACGATTTCCGGCGGTAGCCGTTTGAGCGTATCGAGCACGCCGGCCAGGCCTTCGATTCTGAAACGCTCACGCGCCATCATTGACCCCTGCAGCGCATCGCAAACGATATTCACGGCGGCCGGTAAGATCGACGTCAATCGATGTAATGTCAAACGTTTGCCCATCCCAAATCACGCGCCAGGTCGGCGAGAGTCCGGAAAACCAGCGCAGCGTTATGCGCGCCGCTGTTTCCGCTTGCTTCGCGTCTGCAGCGCGGAATTCGCGCCCAGGGCCGGTCAGCACTTCCGCTGGCACGTCATCTAGCAGCGCGCCGTCAGCGTCCGCAGTTCGCCACTCAAATCCTTGGGATTCGCCCGCTGTACTAACGATCTCGACGCGTTCCTGCAGTTCGATGCGA